GCAAGGCCGACCGGCCGCCCGCAGCGACGCGACCTTCAGGTCGCATGAGCGAGGAACGCCAAACAAGGTGACGCGGGATGGAGCAGCCCGGTAGCTCGTCAGGCTCATAACCTGAAGGTCGTTGGTTCAAATCCAACTCCCGCAACCATCTTTAACATACAAACGCCGCTGACCTTCGGGTCGGCGGCGTTTGTGCGTTCTGGGGCTGCGAAGCCCAGGATGGTCGCCAGTTCGCCATGAAGGACCAGGTCGACGCCGCGCCGGTCATCGGCTCGGGGTGCCACTTCGATGAAGTCGACCAGACTGTCGAGCAATGGCCGCGCCAGCTTCATGGCCTCGCGATCGCCGGCGACAATCTGCGCCATGCTGTCGACCTGGCGGCGATAGTCCTGAATGATGGCCGGATGCGCGACCATCGGTTCGATTTCAGGAAAGTCTTCCTGGTCGGCCAGCAGAGCTTCGCGGCGCGCGGCCAGTTCATCGGCGCGCGCCTTCAGCTTGTCGGGCGCAATGCCTGCGATGATCGCATCGGCGATGCGTTCTTCGGCCTGGTCGATTTCGGCCAGTTGCCGATCGATGGCGGCGCGGCCTGCGATCAGGCGGCGGCGTTCATCGGCCCATGCCAGACGGAATTCGTCGAGATAGGCTGCGATGACATCGGGATGCAAAAGGTCGCGCTTGATCGCCGCCCAGATCCTGCGCTGAAGGACCGCGTCGGTCACGGTCGCGCCGTTGCTGCAGGTTCCTGCCTGGCGGTAGGCGCTGCAGCCCCAGCGGTCGGTCGACACGATGATGACCGGCCCGCCGCAAGAGGCGCAGCGCAGCTTGCCAGAGAACAGGCGGGTCTGCCGCTTGCGCTGGGGATGGTCGCCGCCGGCATCATCCAGGCGCTGCTGGACCTTCGCCCAGGTCGCGGGGGCGATGATCTGCAGTTCGGGAACCGCCTGGCTGACCTGGTCGCCGGCGGCATTGATGCGGGAAACCCGCTTCCTGCTGTCGGGGTCTTTCCTGAAGGTCTGCCGATTATAGACGATTTCGCCCAGATATAGGCGGTTGTGCAAGATGCCGTTCCCGCGCTTGCGGTTGCCGACGATGGTGTTCGCGCGCCATTGCCCGCCGCGGGGCGCGGCGACGCCTTCAGCGTTCAGGCGCTTCGCGATCGCGGTCGCGCTCTCGCCCGCGGCATAGTCAGCGAAGATGCGGCGGATGATCGCCGCCTGGTCTTCGTCGATTTCCCTAAGCCCGCGTTCGGGCTCGCCATCGGCGGCGAAGGCGAAGATCTTGCGATAGCCATAGGACAGCCCGCCAGGGATGCGCCCAGCGCTGACCCTGCCGACATGGCCGCGCCTGACCTTGTCGGCCAGCTGTTCGAGAAACAGCGCCGACATCGTCCCGCCCAGCCCGATATGCATCGACCCGACTTCGCCTTCTGACAGGGTGACGATGCGCGCGCCGGCGAAGCGGATGCGCTTGAAGATGCCGGCAAGGTCTTCCTGGTCGCGCGAAATGCGGTCCAGGCTCTCGGCCAGCAGAATGGCGGCAGCGCCGCTGTCGATGGCATCGATCGCGGCCTGCAGGCCTGGGCGGTCGCGGATGGTTCCGCTGACCGCGGGGTCGGCCTGTTCGCCGATGACCCGCCAGCCTTCCCGATCGGCGCGCTGGCGTAGCAGGCGCAGCTGGTCTTCGACCGAATCCTTCGACTGAAGGGCGGTCGAATAGCGCGCATAGAGGATCGCGGCGGTCATTTGCGGGGCGGCGAATCGGTCATCAGTGCGGCCATCATGGCGCGCGCCCGCGCTCTTGCCAAATTGCGGGCGAAGGCGATCGCTTCCGGCCTGGCGGGTGCCAGGCCAGCGGCGTCGCAATCGACCAGGGCAAGGGCTGGGCGATCGGTCACGCCGGCGGCAGCCCTTCGATCGCTTCGCCGATGCGCTGGACAGCGGCGGCGAACCAGCGCGGGTCGCGCTCGATGCCGAAGAACCGCTTGCCAGCCTGGACCGCGGCGACGCCGGTCGAGCCCGTTCCCATGAAGCTGTCGCAGACCGTTTCGCCGGCGACGTTGCGCATGATCTTCGCCATGACCGCCGGCGGCTTGATGGTTGGATGACCGAAGCGGATCTTCAGCCCGCGATCGGGTGACGCGGTGATCGACCGCGCCTTGTCGGCCAGGTCGCCCTGGGGATGATAGCCGCGGTTCCAGGCGTGAATGAAAAATTCGCGGTCGGGGCGATAGTGCTTGTTCGCGACAGGCTGGGGCGCGGCCTTCGTCCAGTCGAGCAGGGCGAAGCGGTGGAACTGGCCGGCCATCAGCGGCAGCAGCTGGGGCAGCTGGTCATTGTGGCAAAAGCAAACGACAGCGCCGGCCAGCGCGGGGTCGATGATCGAATGATCGAAGCCCTGGTCAATGCCCAGCGCGGCGACTTCATCCATCGCCTTTCGCGCCTTGCGATAGCGCCCGCCGCCGCTGGTCGCGATGACGAAGGGCGGGTCCATGACATCGGCATCCATGAAGCCCAGGCCTGGCCGGATGGTGTAGGCGTCGCCGCAAAAGAGGGTCGCGAGGACTCGAGTCCCGCGGCCGATCTGGACGACATGAATGCTGTCGCCGCGGGCGCGGTCGACGCCGATGATGCGAACCGCGGCGGTCATTCTTCGCCGTATCCCATGCCGGTCAGCGCCTTGCTGACCAGGTGCCAGACATGAAGCGCCAGCCTGCGATGACCCAGAACGCGGGTTTCGCGGGTGACGCCGCCTGCGGTCATGGCTTTGTCGAGCCCTTCGGCTGACCGCCCGCGAAAGGTGCGCGCGCGGTAGTTTCCGCGCTTCAGATCGCCGCCGATGTTGTCGATCATCATGCGCGCCAGTTCGGTCTTCTGGCCAGTGATCGCCGAATGCAGTTCGACCTTCACGATGATCATCGGGCGGTCCTTTCCAGTTCGACCAGGTCGCTGGTCAGGTTCGTCGGCAGCCGGAACCGCATCTGCAGCAAGCGGCGACGCATCGCGGCGTTGTTCGGGATGACCGGCCCAGCGTCGCCATCAATGCGGCCTGGCCGCGGCGCGATCGCCAAGGGCTCGACATCTTCGCAGCGGACAGGGAAGCGCGCCCAGCGCCGCCGGTCATCTTCGTCGCGCTTTTCATAGTAGCCAGGCGCTTCCTGCAGCTGGTCCAGGGTGTATTTGCCCGCCCAGGTCAGCGGCCAGGCATAGCCAGCAGCGCGCGGGCGCCAGAGCGTGACGTAGGGGTCGCCCAGCCAGGCCCGCCGGATGTCGACGATGAAAAAAAGCTGTTCGGTCATTGGCCCGCCCTTTCCAGTTCGACCAGCGCGGCGATCGCCAGCGCCGCGGTCAGTTCCAGCCTGGCGCGGCATTCGCCGATCGGGGTGTCGGGGCTGCCGATGGCGAACAGGGCATCCAGGGCGCAGTTCGCCGCTTCGCCGGTCAGGCGCAGGGCGGCTTCTTCGCCGGCGACGATGCGATCGATGTTGCGGTCGAACAGCTTTTCGCGGGCGGTGACGATGCCCAGGATGGCGGAATAATCGCCGACCCTGACCGCGATGTTCGTCACTTCGGGCGCGCCTGGCAGCCGGCCAGGGCGGGGCTCGCCGAAGGTGGCAAGGGGATGGGGGCGGGTCATCGGGTCAGTTCCTTTTCGCGGGCGGCGATGCGACGTTCGACTTCGCGCTGCTGGGCTCGCCAGACCCGCATCTGCAGGCAGCGTTCCAAGCGGGCTTCTTCGTCGCGTTCTTCGCTGGTGAGGGGGCGAACCAGGCGCAGGCGCGCCAAGGCGTCGCGACGCGCGTTCTGGGCGCGCTGGCGCTCGGCATAGGCGGTCATGCGCTGGGCTCCACTTCGCGCAGCCGCTTCGCTTCAGCGTTGTGATCTTCGACCGCCTTCATCAGTTCGCTTTCGGCGACAGGCTTCAGGCGCTGCAGGTCGGGTTCGAAGCCATCGCCGGCCTGCAGGGGAAGGCGCAGGAAGTGGCGGGTTTCGGGATGCTCGACGCGGATTTCGGTCGGGAAGTAGATCGAGAACCCATCCATCGCGAAGGATGCGGGGTTATATCCCAGATCAGCGGCCAAGCTGGTCGCCAGGGGCTTGCTGGGCAGGGCTGCGATCTTTGCCAGCAATGCCTTGCCAGCCTTCGACGAAGCCCTAGGGACCGCGTTCGTCATGCCCTTGACGGTGCCGATGCGGCGCCAGCCTTCGGGCAGTTCGCCATCGAACAGAACCGACTGCAGCGCCCCGTTCCAGGCGCTTGGGCAATAGCCCGACCCGCCGACTTCCTTGACGAAGGCCCATTGCTTGCCAGCGGCGTCGCGCTTCAGCAGTTCATGAAGATCAGCCTGGACGCGGCCTTCGCCGATGATTTCGAAAGTGGTGGTGTAAACGGTCATGCGGCAAGCCTTTCATCAGCGGGGAACAGGTCGGCGAAGGCAGCCAGGAAGCGGTCTTGCGCTTCGTCGGGGTGCCAGCAGCGGGTGATCTTCACGCTGGCCAGCTGCGCGCGATCGATGCGGTCGAGAATTGGCCAGGGGTCGGTTCGCCCGACCAGGTCGCGCTGTTCGATCGCCAGCGCCTGCAGGTCGGCCAGCTTGACCTGCTGCCGGCGGTAGTCGGTCCAGGACCAGCCAAAGCGGTCGGCCAGGCGCAGTTCCAGGCGGGCTTCGATCTTGCGATAGTCGGGCAGCTGGCGCTTCAGCGGGGTGACGATGTCATGAATGAAGGCTTCGGCGGCATCGTGCATCAGCGCGCAGCGGCGCAGCTGCAGCCCCTTTTCGCCGCCCAGCTGGCGCGCCAGCGGGCTGACCAGGCGCAGAACCAGCAGCGAATGCTGGGCGATGGTGTAGAACTCGCGGGTCTGGGCGCCGAAGCGGGGCTGGCGCAGGCCCGCGGCGATGTCGACCGGCCTGATGACGCTGCAATCGGGGTCGGCCAGGTCGAGATAGGAACCCGAAACCAGCGGGATGGCGGTTTCGCAGCGGACATAGTCGGGCGCGGTCTGGACCTGCGCCGACGCGCCGCCATCGGGGTCTGCCGGTGCGCAGTCGCCACACATCGGCGCGCCGCGAACCAGTCGCCAGTCAGGCGGGAAACTGCCGTCGATCGAAAGATGTCCTATCGAGCAGGAAGTGCATTCATAGCTTGCCGCATGGGTCATTGTGCCGCCCCCCAGAACAGGGCGACCAGGGCGCCGATGAAGACCCAGAAGGCGCAGCAGGCCAGCAAGGCCTTCGCGATCGGGTGAAGGCGCCAAGTCGGGCGCGGGGCGATGTTCGCGGTCTGATGCGGCGCGCGACAGGCGCGGCAGCGGCAGGCCATCGGGTGCAGTTTTTCGAAGGTCTTCGTCATCATGCTGCAGGCTCCCTGCTGGTGATCGCTGCCCGCGCTTCGGCGCGCAGCTGGTGGTTCAGCCTGGCCAGCGCGATGGTTCTGCGCCCAGGCTCCAGGTGCCAGCGCAGGGCGATGACCGCCTGCGCTTGCTCTCCCAGGGTTTCGGTGAAACCGCCCGCTTCGTCCGCGAAGGCGGCAATGCGGGCGATGGCTTCGTCGAGCGCGTCGCGCAGGACATGGTCGGCGCCGTAACCGGCGGGCTCGCCCTGGCCGGTGGCGATAAAGCGCCAGTTCGCGACCAGATATTCGAACGCGATCAGTTCGCGCTGGGCTTCGTCGGCGGTCAGCTTCCCGCCGGCGACTTCGCCAGGGAAGCGCTTCCGGCGCGATTCCAGCATGGCTTCAGCCATCTGCAGCAGCTGGTCGAAGGCGTTGCGCAGAACCGGCGGGTCTGCCGCTTCGATGCCCTGCCAGATGCGGGTCGGGGTGGGCTGGTCGATCATATGACCGGCGCCCTTCCGGCCTTCGGCTGTTCGAAGACCCAGCATTGTTGCGCCTTGCTGTCGTCGCCTGGCGGGTTGACCGCCTTCGTCGCCAGCCAGCGGCGCGACTTCGACCCGCGCAACAGCTTCTTCAGCTGGTCCAGCGGCGGCGGGAAGATGCCCGCCTGGCGACAGCGGGCTTCGAAGTCGGGGAGATTGATGGCGACGAAGTCTTCGGCGCGCCGATGCCGGTTAAGGCTCTTGCCCTGTTCGTGATCATGCGGCCCTTCGCGCCCGATCAGATAGTCGACCTTTTCCCAGAAGTCGGCGACCAGCGGGTGATCGCCGCCGGCGGATTGCTGGCGGTCCAGCGCCATGCGGTCGACTTCGGCGATGGCCTGGTCGACCCAATCCTGGCGGCAGTTCGGGAACAGCCTGGGCAGGGCTTCGATCGCGGCAGCCAGCTGCGAATGACATTTGATCGGGCGGGCGTTGGAAAGGCCTTCGACCCGCTTCCCCATCTGGGAATCGTGGAAGGTGAAGCGGTCGAAGAAAAACTGCAGGAAGCTGGCTTCCTGGCGGATGATGTGGACGATGGTCCCGCTGCATTCTTCGACCGGCCAGCCTTCCAGTCGCTGCGCCGCTTCCTTCGTCCCTGGTCCCCAAAGCGACTTGTCGATCGCCATCGACATCAGGCGTTCCAGGACTGCCGGAATCGCGTCGATGCGCTCGTTCTGCATCAGGTAGATCGAGCCCAGGAAGGGCGGTTCATCGACCTCATAACCGCCGGTCTTCTTGCCCAGCGATCGCGGCGATCTGCCGTTGTAAAGGACCAGCAATTCGTTCGGGTCGAACTGGCGGGAATGCGCCCGACCATTGTCGTCGCCGCGCCCGCTTTCGATCAGACCGACCGGCAGGTTCGCGACCTTCACCATGTTGCGGGCGAGCGCGGCGCGGGTCGCCTTGTTCGGGTCGAAGCCTTCGTAACCGACGCGGCCCAGCAGCTTCCAAAGGAATTCGACCAGGGTGGACTTGCCCGACCCTGGGGGTCCGGTGATTTCCAGAAAGCCCAGCGACTTGTGCTTTTCGCGGATCTGGACCGCGAACAGCGACTTGACCCAAAAGGCGAGCGCGATCAGGCCCCGCGGCCCGTAGGCGGTCCAGACATCGTCGAGCCAGTCGAAGCGCAGCTGGTCGGGGTCATAGTCGATCGACAGCAGGCGTTCGGTCGACCGCAGCTTCACCGCATGCTTGCCGACATCGAAATAGTTTTCCGCATTGACCTTCAGAACGCGGCCCTGGTGGACCGCCAGGTCGCCCAGAACCCATGCGCGGTGCGCCTGCGAATAGCCGGTGAACCCGATCGGCTCGACGACCTTCAGCCGGCGGGTCTGATTCTTCATCAGCCGGTCCAGCTGTTCGCCGGTCCCGCTCCACATGCCGGCGAAGGCCATCAGCCGTTTTTTGAATTCGCCCGCGTTGGCGCAGGCTGCCGATGAAAAGCGCGCCTTCACTTCGCCCGCGCGATCGGGGAAGTCGATCTTCAGGAAATAGGTGGTTTCGTCGGCGACTTCGTCGCGCTCGCGATAGAGCAGCCTGAAGGCGCAGTTCGCGATTTCGGTCAGGTTGATCTGGGTTCCGCCGGTGTCTTCGTCGGTCTTCACATTGACCCAGAACAGCCGGTTATCGTGGCGCATGTCGAAGCTGTTGATGGCGCGGGCTCTCGCCTGCGCGCGGTCGACGATCAGGCGCGCCTTCTGCATTGCGGTTTCGGCGATGGTGATCGCGCCATTGTGCAGATATTCGGCGATCGCGTTCGGCCCCAGCGGCCCATCTTCGGGCGCGCCCTGGAAGGCCTGCTGGCGCAGCAGCAGGTCATTCCAATCCAGCTTTGACCCTTCGCCATCGGGGCGAACCTGGGCGGCGGTCGCGACCCAGCCTTCCTTGAAGGCGCGCTTGATATGCTTTTTCGCATAGAAGACGCCGGCGGCGCCGACATCGAACGCGAAGACCAGCTTCGGCCTGGTCGCGATGCCTTCGGCCTGCAGATAGTCGGCCAGCGCCTTCAGGAAATGTTCGGGGTAGGGGTTGACCGACATGTTCGAAACCGCGGCGACCTTTGCGCCCTGATGGAGCGCGACCGCGTCGAAGATGCCTTCGGCAATCCAGATGGTTTCGGACTTTGCCAGGGTCGGGATGTCGAGCCCGTTCGGCGCCCAGCAATGGCCCGACCAGCTGCTGCGCGGCTTGAAGTGCGCCTTCTTCTGGAAGCGCCCAGGCTTGTCGATGATGCGTTCCCACCATGACCCGCCCAGCAAGTCCTGGGTGATCGGGAAGCGGATGGTCGCCGATGTCTGGCCGGTGTCGGGGTCGCGAAAGACTTCCTGGCTGAACTTGCCGCGCAGGAAGCGCAGGTCCAGCCCGCGTTCATAGGCCAGATAGGCTTCGGCGGCGGCGTCGGGGTTGGTTTCGGTCGGCGGGAAGCGCTTCGACCAGTCTTCGAACAGGTCGGGCAGCAGGTTGCGAACGCTGTCTTCCCATCCGCAGCGTTCGGCGCGGCCGCAGCGGACGATCTTCGGTTCCTCGGCGGCGCAATAGGCTTCGCGCTTTCCGCATTGCGGACAGGTGCCTTCCTGCATCCATGCGCCGCGGACCTTCTTGAAACCGAAGTCGCGCTTCAGCGCCTTGATGACTTCATCGCCCAGGTTCATCGCGCGGCCAGTTCCAGAGCGATGCGGGGCGCGGCTTCTTCCAGGATGACGATGATCGCGGTCGCGGTCAGGAAGGCGGTGGCAATGCAGAACGCTTTGACAGCGCGCTGCAGCCGGCGGATGGTTTCGTCGCTTGGCATAGGTAAAGGCTCCCCATCGGCGGGTTCGGC